GGCCCGACCGGCAACTTTGTCGGCAATCGTCCTATTCTGATTGACGATGCAACGTACTTCCGTGATCCGCAGACCAACGTGTCTTACGGCATCAAGCTGATCAACCAGCAGCAGTACAACGGCATTGCGGTCAAGACGGTCACCAGCACCTACCCGCAGGTCATGTTTGTGAACAACACGTTCCCAGACATCGCCATGACCATCTACCCCAAGCCAACGCGCGTGCTGGAGTGGCATTTTGTGTCGGTGCAGCAGCTAGATAAACCGGCAACGCTTAGCACTACGCTGTCGTTTCCGCCGGGCTACTTGCGCGCGTTCAAGTACAACCTAGCGATGGAAATTGCCAACGAGTTTGGCGTTGAGCCTATGCCGCAGGTTACTCGGATTGCGATGACGTCTAAGCGTAACTTAAAGCGCATCAACAACCCAGACGACGTGATGTCGATGCCTTACTCGCTGGTCGCTACTCGCCAGCGGTTTAACATCTATGCCGGTAACTATTAAACTATGCAGACGCCTATCCTTGGCCAAGCGTACGTTGCCCGCAGCATTAATGCGGCGGATAGCCGCATGGTCAATCTGTACCCTGAACCGCTACCTACCCCCGAGGGCAAGACCGGCGGCTTTCTAAACCGCGCACCGGGGCTGCGCAAACTAGCCACGGTTGGCACCGGCCCGATTCGCGGGCTGTGGTCATACGGTGACTACGGCTACGCCGTGTCAGGCGACCGGCTATACCGCGTAGATTCCACATGGAACGTGCAGCCAATCGGGCCAATCGCTGGTACAGGTCAAGTATCGATGGTGGATAACGGTACGCAGTTGTTTATCGCCACTAACCCAATAAGTTACATCTACGATGCTGCCAGCGAAGAGCTGGCGCAGATTACCGACATTGATTTCCCTGGCGCGGTAACGGTTGGCTATTTAGATGGCTATTTTATTTTCCAAGAGCCCAACTCAGACCGTTTTTGGACGTCTGAGCTGCTGGATGGCACGCAGATCGACCCACTGTCGTTTGCCAGCGCCGAAGGTATGCCGGATACGTTGATATCGCTGTTTGTCGACCACCGCGAGGTGTGGCTGTTTGGTACTCAATCGGTGGAAGTCTGGTACGACGCAGCCTTAGAAGGCTTTCCATTGGCGCGTATTCAAGGCGCGGTTAACGAATTTGGCTGCGCGGCGACCTATTCTGTTGCCAAGATGGACAACTCGCTGTTCTGGCTGGGTGCAGACGCCCGTGGCCACGGCGTAGTGTTTCGGGCTAACGGCTACGCAGGCCAGCGCATCTCAACCCATGCGGTCGAGTTCGCTATCCAGAGCTACCGTGTTATTTCAGACGCAATTGCGTTTACCTACCAGCAAGACGGCCATTCGTTCTACGTGCTGACTTTTCCGTCTGCCCAAGCCACTTGGGTTTACGACGCGGCTACTGGCGCTTGGCATGAGCGAGCCGGGTTTGCAAACGGTCAGTTTATCCGCCACCGCGCCAACTGCCAGATGTTCTACAGCGAAGAAGTGGTGGTCGGCGATTTTGAAAACGGCAACATCTACGCTTACGACTTGGATCAGTATTCTGACGGCGACTTTGCCCAGAAGTGGTTGCGGTCGTGGCGGGCGCTGCCTACCGGCCAGAACAATCTAAAGCGTACCGCCCAGCATTCATTGCAAATTGACATGCAGACAGGCGTTGGGCTGAACACTGGCCAAGGCAGCAACCCGCAGGTCATGCTGCGCTGGTCGGATGATGGCGGCCATACGTGGTCTAACGAGCATTGGATGTCTGTCGGTAAAATCGGGGCGTACGGCACCCGTGCCATCCGCCGTCGGTTGGGCATGACGTTAAAGTTGCGCGACCGCGTGTATGAAATCTCCGGCACTGACCCGGTCAAGATAGCTATTGTCGGTGCCGAATTAGGCTTGTCGGGCACCAATGCCTAGCGATAACGAACCGCAAATACCCCGTATCCAATCGCAGATTATTGATGAGCGATCGGGGTTTGTTGCGCGGGATTGGTATCGATTCTTCCTAAACCTGCTAAATAAAGCAGAGTCTGGCGGCGGAGGCGGCACGGTTACGTCCGTCAATGTTTCAGGCGGCACAACCGGCCTAGCTGCGTCCGGCGGCCCTATAACGACGTCCGGCACGATTACTTTAGGTGGCGCGCTTAATGTTAGCAACGGCGGCACAGGCGCCATCAATGCGACTAACGCTCGCATCAATTTAGACGTACCCCGAACAGACGGCACAAACGCTACTGGCACTTGGACGATCAGCATCACGGGTAACGCCAACACCGTCACAGACGGCGTCTACACGACAGGATCGTACGCCGACCCAACTTGGATTACCTCGCTTGCGGGTAGCAAGATTACCGGCAATATTAGCGGTCAGGCAGGCAGCGTAGCCAACGCCCTGACTGCGGGTACTGGCATTTCATACAGTGTCGGCACGACGTACAACGGGTCGACAGCCATTACCATCAACAACTCCGCGCCAGATCAGGTGGTGTCGCTAACCGGTGCTGGCACGACCAGCATCTCAGGCACGTACCCTAATTTCACTATCACGTCGAACGACCAGTACGTTGGCACGGTCACCAGCGTGTCCGGCACCGGTACAGTCAACGGCATTAGTTTGTCCGGCACGGTGACGTCCAGCGGCAGCCTGACACTGGGTGGCACCCTAACCGGGGTTGATCTGACTACGCAGGTAACTGGCACGCTGCCGATCGCTAACGGTGGCACCGGCCAGACAACCGCGAGCGCAGCTTTTAATGCCTTGTCGCCGGTTACCAGCACAGGCGACTTGATTATCGGCAACGGTGCGAATAGCTCTACCCGCCTGCCGATTGGGTCAAATAACTTTGTACTGACTTCAAACGGCACAACGGCGACTTGGGCGGCAGCCGCCTCCGGCGCAACGATTACGAACGACACATCGACGTCTACAAACGTCTATCCGACTTTCGCTGCAGCGACGTCGGGCGCACTGTCGACCATCTATACCAGCAACGCAAAACTGCTGTACAAACCAAGCACTGGTGAATTAACATCCTCGCATGTTGTAGCGTCTAACGGCATTTTTGTTAACAGCCTGACAATCGCCACCAGCTACACTATCCCGGCAGGATCGTCGGGCATGTCGGCTGGCGTCATATCAGTATCAAACGGTGTAACGGTGACGGTGTCTAACGGCTCTCGATGGGTGGTGGTATGAACGAAATCGCTGAAAATTTTGTGCCTAGCCGAGAGCAGATTGACCGTTTGCAAGCCGAGATGGTCAAGATGCCACAAGCTGAGTTAATGACTGAGCATTACTTTTCGCCCGGCATGTATATGCGCAAGGTGTTCCGGCCAGCAGGCACGGTGATTGTCGGTAAGGTTCACAAAGAGCCGCATTTTTTCTTATGCGCTATGGGTGAAATAGTGGCGTGGACAGAAAACGGCATGGTGACTTTACGTGCTGGCGATGTTGTGGAATCTAAACCCGGCACCAAACGCGTAACGATGGCCGTGACAGATTCAATTGGCATCACAATTCATCGAACAGATAAAACTGATCTGGATGAAATAGAAGTGGAATTAATTGAGCCTGATACTACCGCGCTATTTGACGCGCGTAATGACGTTAAAGAAAGACTTTTGGAAGGAACTGCATCATGACATGGGTTGCCACAGCCATTATAGGAAGCGCCATTGTAGGAGGTCTTTCAGCAAACGCTGCTGCAAATAAGCAGGTTAAGGCGACTGAAGCAGCTACTGCTGCGCAAACAGAGTCCACAGATAAAAGTATTGCGGCGCAAGAGCGCATGTTCAACCGACAGGTTGAACTGCAAGAGCCGTTTCGGCAAACTGGGCTTACTGCGCAAAACCGGCTGGCTGATCTATTAGGTATTAGCGGTAGGACTAATGCGCCGGGGTACGGTTACGGCTTGCAACCTTTTAACATGGCAACCTATCAAGCCGATCCTGGTGCGGCGTTTAGATTAAAAAGAGGTCTTGAAGCAGTGGAAAGAACTGCCGCTGCGCGGGGCGGTTTGCTGTCGGGCAATCAATTGCGTGGCGTTACTGAACTTGGGCAAGATTTAGCGTCGCAAGAATACCAAAACGCATTTAACCGTTTTCAGTCTGAACGATCAAACATCCTCAACCCTTTGCAGAGTTTAGCGGGCGTAGGTCAAACGTCGACTAATGCGTTAACTAGCGCGGCGGGCAATTTAGGCGCGAACATTGGGTCGGCTTACGGGCAGTTAGGCCAAAACATTGGCGCCAACGTAGTCGCCGCAGGAAATGCACGCGCGTCAGGCTACATGGGCACGGCAAATGCGTTAAGTAACGCGGTTGGTCAAGGGCTAAATTATTACCAAAACCAACAGCTAATGGCCAATCTATTCCCCCGCCAAGGGGGTAGTACTTTTGGGCCCGGGCTTCCCGCAGGCGTATACAACCCCACTTATTTGGCGTAAACGACTATGGCACAAGTTGACCCGTCTATCGCAATGGGTTACCGCCCGGTTCAAATTGAATCGCCGGTAAACCAAATGGCTGCTATTGCGCAACTGCGCGGTATGCAAGAAGCGTCGCAGATGAATGCGTTGAAGCTGCAGGAATATCAACAGCAACAACGTGAACGAAATGCATTGGCGCGCATCATGAGTGAACCGGGCGTGGAATTTGGCTCCGACGCGTTTATGAACCGCGTGCTTTCGGAAGCGCCTAGCATGTATGAAGGTATTGCTACCCGCGCGGCACAACGTGAAAATTTAATCGCGCAACGTGAGGCGCGTAAGGCCGAAACAGAGAAACGTCAGGCCGATCTTGCTAAGTTAAATCTTGGTGAGCTTAAAACAGCGCAAAAAGATATTGCTGGGATGTCAAGTTTAGACGAAGTAAAAGCCGACGTCGAACGCCGTAGAGCTGCAAAGCTGTTAACTGACGAACATGCTGATTTTGTACTTGCTGGTTTGCCGCAAGACCCAGCTCAGTTTGATACGTGGAAAAAGCGCACGTTAACTAATTTGCTGACTGCAGAAAAACAACTTGAATCTATGCAGCCAAAACCAGAAAAACTGGAACTGGGCGGCAAGATTGTAATTGTTGACATGAACCCAAATAGCGACACGTATAAGCAAGTAATACGTGAGGATGTAAAAACCGCTGCGCCGCGTCAAGAACAACTGCTCACGCCGGAAGAAGAAAGACAAAAAATACGGATTGCTGCTGCAGGCCGTACACCGCCCGCATCTGACAACCCTGCTAAAGTTGCGCACACATCGACAGATGACCAAGGCAACGTCACGTTCTATAACGCTTTTGGCCAGGTTATTCGCAAAGAAACTAATGCCGCCAAGCGTAGTCCGAACGTCATTAAAGCTGAACAAGCAGCGCAAAATCTTGGCCGCGATATTGCCCGCACCACTAAAGAATTGGCGGAAATTACTAAAGATGGTGGCTTGATTGACCAATCAACGGGCAGCTATGCGGGTAAAGCAATTGACGTAGGCGCGCGCATATTTGGCAAAGCTATGCCGGGAGACATTGCTGCAGGTAAGTTGGCACCGATTGCTGATATGGTGCTGAAGATGGTTCCGCGTTTTGAAGGCCCGCAATCTGATAAAGACACGCAGTCTTATAAAGAAGCTGCGGGTCAATTGGCCGATCCAAACTTGCCTAGAGAAATTCGTAAGGCGGCAGGTAAAGAAATTCTTCGTCTGATGAAAGAACGCAAAAAGGAATTTGGTGTGGAAGGTATGGAGGTTGCGCCTAATGCCCCAGACCCGCTAGGAATTCGATAATGGCCACGCTTACTGAAATCCGCACGCAATACCCGCAATATGCTGACATGTCAGACGCAGCGTTGGCGGACGCGTTGCACAAAAAGTTTTACTCCGATATACCGCGCGAGGAATTTAACGTCAAGATTGGTTTGCCTGGAGCCCCTGCACCAGCGCCCGCTCCTGCAGCAGCGTCGAGCGAAGTGCCCGGCCCTCGCCAAGAAAGCGCGGCGTCGTACTATGGCCGCGCAATGGTGGCGCCTTATGCTGGGTTTAAACGAGGGTTTCAGGACATTACGGATACCGCTGCGCTATTGCTCTCAAAAGGCGTAGATAAGGTAACCGGTACTGACAACGCATCTAAAGCCGTCCAAGCCGAAATTGATCGTCAGAAAGCCGAGTATGAACGGCAATACGGCGAGTTTGGCAGCGCCGATGTAGGTCGTTTTGCCGGCAGCGTAACTGGCACGGCTCCTGTAGGCAGCGTAATAGCCGCACCAATTAAAAAAGCGGTAGAGATGGCGCCTTCATTGGCTCGCTATCTAACGCCTTTAGTCACATCTTTGGAGACGGGCGGGTTTAAAACCGGCCTAGACGCGGGGCTTAAATCTTCCGCTGTTAAGGCTGTTGGTGGCGGCGCTACAGGCGCGGCATCTGCTGCGGCGATAAATCCCGAAGACACAGCCGCAGGCGGAACCATTGGCGCGCTGTTGCCTTCCGTTGTTATGCCTGTCGCGGGAAAAGTTCTTGATTACGGTCGCAAACTAGCCGACCTAAAAGGCGCTAACTACCTCGAAGCAGTAGAAGGCAAAGGCCGCGAGATTATTAACTTACTGCGGTCGGACGCCGCGCGGATAGTTCCTGGTAGCGCGCCCACCGCAGGCGAAGTGGCTGCGCCAGCAGGCAGCACTAGGTTTTCTGCTATGCAAGCTAACCTAGCCAAACGGCCTGAGGTAGCGACTGCATACGCCGAAAGTGCCGCGCAAACTAACGCCGCTCGCCTAGCACAAGATGAGCGGGTTACATCTTTGCGAGAAGGCGCGTTCAAAAAAGTACTGGATAAAATTGACAGCGCGTTGACTAATGTGAGCCAACGCGAAACCGGTGAGGCATTGCTAAAGGCAGCAAAAGCCGAACAAAAATTAGTCAAAACAAGCGTTATCGAGCCGGCTTATAACGCCGCGTATAAAGCTGCGGGCGACTCTAAGATAGATGTGTCTGGCGTAGTCAAAACCGCCGAAAACATCTTAGAGCGAAAGCTGTCGGACTTTGCGCCAGAAACAGCGCCAAACACGGTGCGTAAGTTGTTGGCGCTTAAACCCAAAGGTGAGCCTGAAGCAGCGCTAGGCAAAGGTAAAGTTTCAGCCAAAATAACTAAGCCGGCGTCAGAAGCCACGGCACCTGCCGAAGCTACGTTGCAACAGCTCGACGACATCAGAAAAGCCATTAACGCGGACATACAAGCCGCTAAAACTTCGCAAACGCCATCTTCCGACATGACTCTGCGCAACCTGTACAAGTTGCATGAGGCTATTGACGACGCGATCGGCAAGAGCGGTAATCTGTCGGACGAGGCAAAAACGCTGTACGCCAAAGCGGTGCAGACCTACCGTACCGAATACGTACCGCGTTTTAAGACTGGCATGAACGCCAATCTGTTTAAGCAGACTTCGTTGAACGAGCCAAAGATTATGGCCGACGACGTAGTGGGCAAGTATTTTCAGCCTAAAGGCGAGCGCGAAGCCGAACAGTTTATTACGATGTTTGGTAAAGATCCTAACGCGCTCAAAGTAGCCAAGGCCGGCATAGAAGACCTTTACCGTCAAAAAGTGGTAGATGCTGCAACAGGCCGCGTTAACATGACTAAGCACGCTGCGTTTATGAAAGACTACGCGCGGCCAATAGCGCTTATGGACGACGTCGGCATGGGGCTGCGCAAAGGTTTTGACGCCATCGGCGCAGACGCTGCGCGGCTAACGCGTATTCAAGATTTGATCGATAAGACAGGCAATAAGTTGCGGCCGCCGCTCCCACCAGGCTCTAACGCAATGCTGGTGGAAAAGCGCATTGCTGACATAACTAAAAATCTATCTCCAGAACAACTGCGCGCAGTTAACGCTGTGCGGAATGATTTGGCTCGCGAGGCAGAATACGTTAGATTGGCTCAGTTAGGCGGCGCGGGCGATCAAGGAACAGCAGTTGCCACCAAGGCCGCCGCCGAAGGAGGGCTGCCGGCGCCTAGTTTGCTTAGCGTGCCGCTTACCATATTTAATAATGTTGTTAAACGCTTAACATTAAAAATGGACGATAAACTTGCGCTAGAAATTGCTCGCGAGTTAACTAGCCCGGCGTTGGCGGCGCAGTCTATAGAGAAGGCGATCAACCGCCGTTTTGGGCAAGAAGTAACGGATGAGATGCTACAACGCGCCGCACCTTTTGTGGCGCGAGGGGCAGCTCAAGCGCCTGCAGACCGAAACAATCTTAATCGTAGGTGATAAATGGCTTCATTAACCCCAACACCCAAGCAGCAGTTCTTCGACGACAACGGCAATCCGTTAGTCGCGGGTAAGGTCTACACCTACGCGGGTGGCACCACCACGCCGATTGCGACCTACACCAGCCAGACCGGCTTAACGGCTAACACCAACCCGATTATTCTGGACGCGTCTGGTCGCTGCGATATCTGGCTCTTGGCCACGCTTGCGTACAAGTACGTCGTCACTGATTCCAACGACGTGCAGCTCTACACGGTCGACAACATCGTCGTCCCGCCCGACATTCTGTCGTTCGGCTCACCGCCACCGATTGGTAACGTCGCGCCTAACACCGGCGCTTTTACGACCCTGTCGGCCTCGGGCGATGTCGTGACGTTTTCAGGATTTGGCGCGACCCGTCTGCAGAACGGCACCACGTCGGATCGCCCATCGCCGTCCAGCGCAGGCATGATCCGCTACAACACCTCGCTCAATCAATTCGAGGGCTACGGCTCGTCGGGCTGGGGTGCGATTGGCGGCGCAGGCGCGACCGGTGGCGGCACCAACCAGGTGTTCTATCAGAACGACCAGACGATTACGACCAGCTACACGCTGACTGCAGGCAAGAATGCCATGTCCACAGGGCCACTGACGTTTGCCGCTTCGTTCGCAGGTACAGGTAGTATTGCGGGCACGACACTAACGATTACGGCAGTCACCGCTGGCCTTCTGGCTGTCGGCTCCGTGATTGCTGGCAGCGGTGTGACCGCAGGCACCACGATCACGGCCTTGGGCACGGGGTCGGGCGGCATTGGTACGTACACGGTGGGCACCTCGCAGTCGGTGTCGTCAACAGCCATTACGTCGGATATTGTTGTCACGGTGCCCGATGGCGTCCGTTACGTCGTGTTATAACAGGAGAATAGAATGGCAAGCACGATTACCGCTGGTAATGCAACGAACGGCCTAGCGCTGTCTTGCGACAACACCGGCATCTTAGAGCTGAAGACCGGCACGGGTAGCGGCACGACGGCGATGACTTTAGGTTCGGCGCAAGCAGTAGCGCTTCTTGCAGCAGGGACAGCAACCGTTGCGCCGCTTGATTTTACGGCAGGCACTAACTTAACCACGCCAATTGCGGGTGGCGTTGAATACGACGGTCGAGTATTTTATGCCACGCCGCAAGGCACACAGCGTGGTGTTGTACCGGGCGCACAATTCTTTCGGCTGAATTCTGGAGTAGCAGGCGCTAACGTCAACACAGCGCAAAGCGTGTTTGGTGTAGGTGTAACGCTGTCGGCGAGTACGGTGTATGCGTTTGAAGGGATGTACTATTTTGCTAAAACAGCAGGCGCTACATCGCATACATTAAGTATCATGTTCGGCGGTACAGCAACAACAAATAACTATTTCCATCAATCAATCACCTATCCAAACACAACCGCTGCATTTACAAACGGAAGTGACGTATCCACAGCTGTTACTGCTGCGACTGGCGCTATTGCAACGGCAACGTCTTCTGTTCTTGTTATAGTAAAAGGTACAGTTTCTATTAATGCTGGCGGCACGTTCATCCCACAATACCAACTATCCGCAGCTCCCGGCGGGGCGTATACAGCAAATGCTGGCTCACATTTCTTGATCTACCCAATCGGTGCATCTGGGGCAAACACTAGCGTTGGTACATGGGCATAAAGGATAAATCATGCACAGAATTGTCGTGAATGTTCAAACCGGCGAAGTTACTCAAGTAGAGTTGACCGCCGAAGAAATTGCGGCGGCCGAAGCGCAGTACCAAGCTTGGCTAGCAGAACAACCGCCTGCGCCAGAAGAAATTAAAGCAGCGTTAGAAGGAGTATAGAGATGCCAATCGGGTTGAAGGGTAATACTGATGGGTCAGGCGCCGTCCAGATCGGTGGCTCGGACGCCATCTCGATCAGCACGGGGCTAAACACCACGTTTGCTGGCACGATCACAGCCACCGGCACGGTCGCAGGCACCACCGGCACGCTGTATCCGCTTGTCTCTGGTACGGCGGTTGCCTCAACGTCTGGTACAGCGATTGACTTCACTGGCATACCGTCGTGGGTTCGCCGGATTACGGTGATGTTTAGTGGGGTGAGTACAACTGGATCAAGTAACTATCAGATACAAATAGGTACTTCTGGCGGTATTCAAATAACAGGCTACTTGGTAAACGCAACTCAAATTACTGCTGCGGCTGCTGCATCAACAACGTCGACTGCTGGTTTTAGATTTGGCTCGTCTGCCTATAACGTAGGGACTGATACTTTTGGCGGTATGTGTCAAATTTGTCTGTTAGATAGCTCTAACGGAACTTGGACAGCTTTTGGGTGTATAGGAAACTCTGCTGCTGCTCAATCATATTTTACTGCTGGCTCTAAAGTATTGTCAGGAACGCTAGACCGCGTCCGTATTACAACTGCTGGCGGTACAGACACTTTCGACGCTGGCACCATCAACATTCTTTATGAGTAAATAGCCATGACGATGATTATCGATGGAACGAACGGGATCACGTTCCCAGACACCAGCAGGCAGTACAACAGCTATTACAACTTCAAAAATCGCATCATTAATGGTGCGATGCAGATTGACCAGCGGAATAACGGGGCGAGTGTTGCGATTACTACGTCGGATAACTATACGCTTGATCGCTGGCAAGGAACCGCTTCTGCAAATAGCCGATACACCATACAGCAGAACGCAGCGTCTGTTACTCCGCCCGCAGGGTTTATAAATTATCTTGGGGCTACGTCGGTATCTTCTGGCGCACCGGGGTCTACGGATGCGTACTTAATTAGCCAGTTTGTTGAAGGGCTTAATGTTGCTGATTTAGGTTGGGGGACAGCTAATGCTCAAACCGTCACCCTGTCTTTTTGGGTTCGCTCATCATTGACTGGCGCTTTTGGCGGTACTGTTACTAACTCCGCGCAAAACAGAAGCTATCCGTTTACATACACGATTAGTGCTGCAAACACTTGGGAGCAAAAGTCAATAACGATCCCCGGCGATACATCTGGAACGTGGCTAACCACTAACGGTATTGGTTTGCGACTCCGCTTTAGCATGGGTATGGGGGCTTCATATCTTGGCACTGCTGGCGCATGGGCGGGTAGCTTTGTTGGTGCGCCAACTGGGTCGACTAACGTAATCGCCACCAACGGCGCTACTTGGTATGTCACCGGCGTACAACTCGAAGAAGGCATAGTGTCGACACCGTTTGACTTCAGGCCGTATACGACGGAGTTACAGTTATGCCAGCGGTATTATTACAAAGTGTTTCCGGGGGCAGCTGGAATTATGCTGTCAACTGGGTGGGGGGTATCTACTACTACAAACCTTAAAGCTGCGGGTTCGTTTCCAGTAACTATGCGAACTAGACCAACAGCTTTAGAGCAGAATGGAACTGCAAACAATTATCAAGTAGTTGTTGGTGCAACAGGTACTACCTGTTCTGCTGTTCCAACCTATGATGGAGCAACCGGAGCAGACTATTGGATTGTAAACGGAATAGTTAGTAGTGGTTTAACCGTAGGCCAGGCTGGCTATCTAAGAACAGACGCTACAAATGGCGCAACCGCATACCTCGCTTGGAGTGCTGAACTATGATTTTCAAAATGCTTCCACTGGTTGAAGGCCAGCAACAAGTCTACGCCCGCATCGACGATGATGGCCTGTGCCGTTTGACTTGCGCCGCAGACTATCCAGAGTTCAAAGCATGGGTTGACGCGGGCAACGAACCACTGCCGCCAGACGAGGCTACCGAGTAATGGACTCGCAGGTGCTATTCAACATCGCAGTCGCCATCGTCGGGTTCTTCGGCGGATGGATACTGAACAACATCCACAAGTCGATCGACCGGCTGGACGTGGACGTGCGCGCTATGCCGCACGTCTATGTCACCCGTGAGGACTACCGCGACGACATGCGCGAAGTGAAGGAAATGCTGGGCAAGATTTTTGATCGGCTAGAGGCCAAGCAAGACAAGTGAGGTGGATCCGCTAACCTTACTGGCGGCGGCTAACGCTGCAGTTGCCGCAGTCAAAAAAGGCTGTGAGCTGTACAAGGACATCAAGAACGCCAGCGGCGAGGTGTCCGACGTACTGAAGGATTTGCGTGCGCAGTTCGATAGGGTAACGGGCGGTAATCCGACAGTTGAGCAGAAGCAGAAGTACAACGCCGAGGTGCAGCGCGTCCAAGAGATCGCCAAGGCTGACCCGAACGACACCTACACCGAGATCGGTGAGCAGCTCGGCAAACTGATGGACAGCTACGACGCGCTGAGTAAGGCGCTGTTGGCTGAGCAGGTAGCAGGCAAGAAGGTGTACAAGGGTGAGGAGAGCATCGGTCGGCGGGCGCTGCGGCGTATCATCATCACGACACGATTAGACGCCATGCTGGCTGAAATACGCGAAACGATGGTGTTCCGATCACCGCCAGAATTGGGCTCACTTTGGAGCAAGTTCGAAGAGATGTGGCAGACGATCGTCGCCGAGCAGGAAGCAGCGCACGCAGAAGAGCTTAAACTGATTCAGATGGCGAGATGGCGACGCAGAAGAAAAATAGCGGAACTAAGGGCCAAAGCAATCTGGATTTCGGCCGTCGTGTTTATAGTAATTTGGGCGGGAATGGTGATGTGGCTGACAACAAGAAGCGCGACAGTGAGGACGTCCCTTGGGGGCTACTGATTACCGTCATGGCGGTGCTGCTCACCTTCTTTGTCGTCATGCCGGTCTTAGCGTTCATGTACTACGACATGTACTACGCCACCCAGGCGGCGGTGACCGAAGTCAGAAAGATGAAACAACTGCGGCGTGAAATACAGGAAGAACGACTTTACGGAAGGTAGACCATGCTAACACTCATCTCAACCATCGGCGGCTATATCGTCGCGCTGTTCCCCCGCCTGTTCGACATCCTGCAAGACCGTGCGGACAAGAAGCATGAGTTAGACATCCTGCACATGCAGATGCGTCAACAGTTAGCATTAACCGAAAAGGGCTACTCACCTTCGGACAAGACCGAAGAGGTACGCGAGAACGACGAGCAGGATCACCAGCAGTACATGGCGCAGACCGCCGCGATCTACAGCAACCAAGAGAAGATGCTCGAGTCGTCCTCCCAGTGGGTTAAGGACATGACCGCAGCCACCCGGCCCTTCGTTACCTTCATCTTCGTGTTCGAGCTGGTGCTGATCAACTTGCTGACCATGCTCTGGATATTCGTCCACGGCGACAAGGTCACCTCGATCGGCGAGCTGATCCAGATCATGGAGATCGTCTTCGACGCGGACGAGATGGCGCTACTGGGCACCATCATCGCGATGTGGTTTGGCAGCCGTGGCAACAGCAAGGCAGGTAAATGAAACTGCCCGAGGCGACGATCGCGATGATCAAACACCATGAAGGTGTTCGATACAAGCCTTACAAGTGCCCGGCGAAGTTGTGGACGATCGGGGTGGGCCATGTGCTGTACCCCGAGCAGGGCAAGATGCCCATCGATCAGCGCGACAAGTTTGCACTAAAGATAGAGGACTTCCGTGTATTCTCAAAAGACGAAGTGGATAAGATCCTTGAGAAAGACCTCCAGCGTTTTGTCACTGGCGTTCTTCGCTACTGCCCTGACCATCTTAACGATAATCGCTTGGGAGCGTTGGTCAGCTTTGCGTTCAATGTTGGGCTAGGCACCCTGCAACGCTCGACCCTGCGCCAGAAGCACAACCGAGGCGACTTCCAAGGCGTCAAGGAAGAGTTTCTAAAGTTCACCAAGGGCGGCGGCAAGGTGTTGCCAGGCTTGGTCAAGCGGCGCAACGACGAGATTGCGCTCTACTTCATGGAACCTAAATGAACCCGTGGCTGATTTTAGCTGCTGTGCTGGCCGTAGGCGCGGCAGGCAGCGCTGGCTACGTCAAGGGTCGCAGCGACGGTCAGGCGAAGGTGCAGGCAGC